GATTCAGTTTTATTCTCTATTCGATTGAAGAATTAAGGGTTAGTAGATTGAGGACTATAGCGATAGATTCGGACTCGCTCCGCTCCGTCCTCATAAGCAGCTATAGTGGAGAGTGTGTCATCCCTCTCTTTGTGTGTCACCCCTACCCCTCCCCGTCTTTCGGAGGGGGGTAAGAGTGGTCCCCTTCTACAACAAAAAGGGAGAACCAAAGTGGTCACCCCTGATTTAAGTCGTTGATTTCTTATCTCCTAGTCTGGACCCCACAGGGCCTCCTGGTAATAACTAACTCCAGGTTAGATATGGTCCCCCCAAGTGCAAGAATGTCAAGACTTCTTGTGGGCTCAGAAGTTAGCGCATCTAGCAGAATGTTGAATCTTCGCTTATCTTCTTCCTCAATAGCCATCTCCTGGGAGACAACATAAATGTCCTGGTAGTACTTAACTCCAATAGCAAGTGCGTCAGCTCGGTCATCCTTCTTCACAGCGCCTTTCTCACGACACATGCGAGTCAGCTGGTACATCAGCATACGCGGAAGGCGATCTTCCATAGGCTGATCATTATAGCTCTCGTAGTCCTTGGTGATCAGCTTCTCGTCAATACACACCCGATGCTGATTGAGGACAAGTTCCATTGTGTCGATGATTCTGTCTTCCTTCCGTGTGGTGCTGCGTTGTTCTTCCCATGCAATCCCGATGCCCTTCTCTTTTCCTCGCTTGATGAGCATCTCCATGATTGCACCATCACCGAAGTTACTTTCGATGACACCACGACTGGCGCCACACTTTTTGGCCATAGTAAGTATGCCATCAAGGGTAGAGTCAGAGTAGCCATTTGTGCTGTAGAAGAGATCACGGATGTAGATGATGCCGTTAATCTGCGAAAGGATCCACGCCACGGTCTCATCACTACCACGACCTGATGGGTCCACAGCTATGATGGTGTCACCCCAAGGTTCAGACTCTCCGATCTCTGCAGGCCTGTACCATCCGTCTCCGGGTAGAGCCACGGTCGGAAGATTGTTGATGCGGTGTTCCTTATCTGCTCTCCACACAAGGCTACGTGGTCCCACCTTAGGATCTAGGGGGAGTACCATGAAGTCCGACAACTTGAGGGGGAACTTGAGAGCGTCAGACAGGCTGGTATCGAGCATGAACTGCAACATGAAGTTGCTCTTGGTCATGCTTGATTCACGAGTCCGTAGGTCGTCCTCAGTGAAACGTGTATCGGTAGGTTCCCATTCTAGCTTGGAGTAGTCCCTGCAGTTGTCGATGTCCTCCTGGAGTTCGGCTGCAAGGATTCCCTCGTACTGCACCAGGTTTTCCCGTTTGGGATACCTAGCAGGCCACACCATTGGGACGTAGTTCCTCTCTTGAAGCGTCTTGTAGATGGTGAAAACTGTCTGAGGAGTACCAAGGTAGGTGATAGTCGAGTCGTCCTGTGGGATCAGCACAGACTCACCCTCGGTGACCAACTGCAGAAGCTTCTCTCTCATCAAGTCTGTGGCCGAGTTACCGGGAACTTCCACGTCATCAAAGATGATGTCGTTGGCACGACCACCAGTCATCTGGCCGGTGATACCTACGCTCTTGACAGAAGGGCTCTGGGCTGGCCTGGCATTGGCCACGTCGAATGATACACGAGACCACCGCTGCTCATCACTGTCAGGGATCATGTGCTGTAGCCACTCTACCTCCTGAAGACACTTCTGGCAGAAGATGGTAAAGTCGTCAGCCCTCTGCTTGGATGCAGAAATTACCATGATCTTGCGATCTGGGTCACAGAACAGGCGCCACAGTGCAAAGGCAGCAGCAATCCAACTCTTCCCCAATCCACGGAAGGCTCTCAGCTGCCTCCGATTCGGTCCATACTGGAGGAACCTAGCCATCGCAATCTGAGCCCGTGTCGGGGGTGGCAGACCAAGAGACTTCCACAGCAGCTTGAGGAACAGCTCAAAAGAGCCTTTGAGGCGATCTACAGTGATCATTAGGTTTCAAGAAGTCTTACAGAGTAGTTGTTTGCTCTCACCTGATCTGCACTGTCCCAGGCCCACGTAGCTGGAGCAGCTGTAGCATAGGTGAGTGTAGTTTGAAGGCAATTGAAGTTGCCACCGCCAGCCAAGGTGCCTCGATTCCAGTGAAGGCCACTACCGGCAGCAAAACCACGAAGGGTGGCTATAGAGTTATGTCGTGTGCCAATCCAGTAAAGTGTGTCAGCTATAAAGGTAAACGACTGGGAGGATCTCTTGGTGCTGTCATCAGTGGTTGTGCTTGCTGTCAGGTTGCCGGTTTCAAAAATAAGAGAAGTTGGTCGTCCTGTAGTTTGATCGGCGTTGTAGGCGATAATTTTACATTGTGCAGACGCTACAGCAGCTGTGACTTCAATGCCAACAGCAGATATTACTATATCTCTGATGGGAATGAATGGGTACATGGACAATCTGTTATCCACACCAATAGAAGTATCGCTAGCTTCGACTTGTACGGTGTTGATCCATTTTTCAGCCGGAGTAGCAGGACTGATCATCTCAAATGCAGATCGCAAAAGAGCTGTCCGTGGCACAGAAGTTAGCCCAACCGAGAGTAGTGCAGTGTCTGCATCTGCTTGAGCAGCATCAGCTGTGGACTGGGCTGCGTCTGCATCTGCTTGGACCCCAGACACAGCCCCTGCAGCAGCATCAGCAGCAGCCTGGGCAGCGTCAGCTGCAGTTTGTGCGTCATTGGCTGCCTCTTGAGCAGCTAGAATGGACAGTGGATTAAATCCTAGATAGGGTATTTGCTCTGACACGTCGTTCCAAAGAGAGGTGATAAGTGGGTTTTAAGGGCCAAGAAGGCGCCTTTGGGAGCCTTGCGGGTAGTATCCCCCTACCGCAGTGGTAGAGGGACCTTGCTCGGCCTCCTAGGGGCCTCTCCGGGGGCTTCTACGTCACTTCATCTTGGTCGTGTAGCTCTTACCCCTCCAGGTGAACTGCTTCTGACCGTCTTTGCGGGCCTGCCGGAAGGCATCATCGAAGCTATTGCTGTCGATCCCCTTCTGAGTCAGCCGACCAGGGACCTTGGGGCCTTGCTTGGGGCCGGTGGGCTTGCCCTTGAGGGTGCCATCAGCCGTGTTGCGGCTTTGTAGGCCAGCTGCAGCCACAGCTGCGAGTCCACTAACCTTCCCGGCCTTGGCCAGGGTCCCTGCCCGAGCAGCAGAAGCACGAGCCTCGGCCGATTGGGCTAGGGTACGCTTCATCTTGTTCGCAGCGATCTGACTGTTTGGGTTACGAGGACCAGTGGGGGTGGCATTTTTCTGGGCATTCTTGGTCCCAGGTGCCACCTGTTTGGCCTCACGGGCCAGCTCCTTTCGTGCGGACTGGTTGTAGCTTCCCCACTTCTGAGCATCAGCTCGGTTAGGACCACTTCCCGCACCAGATCCCCGGCCACGGGTTACTTTGGCCGTGGATGTAGGATTTGGTTTGAATTTAGTCTGTGCAGTATTAGATGGCAGCCCTGCCTTAGCTTTAGTCCGACTTCCTGCAAGACCTTGATTTGTTCTACCCTGTGTAACTTTTGGGTTAGAAGCTCTCTGCCTTTGGCTGCGGTTATCCACGGTTGGAGTACGGCCAGCACCACGCCCTGAGGAGGTGGTCTTCTTGGCAGCATCACTAGACCCAGCCTTCGACCGAGCAGAGCGGGTGGAGGAGGAGGTGACCCCCCTCTTGTTGCGTTTCTTGCTATCCATTTGTCCTCAGGCTACAGAGGTGACAGTTGCGGTGAAGCCAGTACCACCAGTGAGGGTTGCGGAAATCACATCTCCAACGGTGTAGCCACGGCCAGCATTGTTGCCAACTGCCACAGCAGTTACCACACCAGAAGTACGAGTAACGTTGATGGTAAGCCCAGTACCATTACCACCAGTGGCAGCAGTGTTGGCAGTGGGAGATGTGAAGCTGTAGCCAGTACCACCCGTAGTCACCACGAGGGTGAGCACCTGACCACCGGAAGGTACAGAGCGGGCCAGGCCAATCGTGCGCCGCAGTACAGCTCGTGAAGCCACCACAGCAGTTGCTACAGCCGCACGAGCAGCAGCAATGGTGGGGTTTGCGGAGAGAGTCAGCTGAGTGTTGCGGATGGAAGTGTCAAACTTCTGGGTCTTGTTGCGGCGACCAGGATGCAGCGTGTTCGCAGCACCATATTGAGATTCGCCTGCAGGTCGAGTTCCACGCATGATGTTAAATGTGTTGAAGTACAGTAGAGAAGTTCTCTAGGTTGAAGCTATCTTGGCCAACCCACCAAGACAGCCAGTGCTGTGATCCCTTTGAGTGGTTGCAATTGCTACATGCACAGACGAGATTCTTAATGTCATCTCTCCCACCACGGGTTTTGGGTTGCACATGATCAATAGTGAGACTGTCGGTGGATCCGCAGTACACACATTTGTTGTTGAAGGACTGTTTTATGTCCTGCCTCCATTGCCGCTTCGCTTCTGCAGAGGTCATAGCCAGTAGCTCCTGCAAATAATGCTGTGGGGTTGGAAGTGGTAACATCAGTCTTTCTTCTTGCCTCGGTTACGTGCTCGGTTCTTGGATGGACTCTCCAGGACCATCTTTCCTGAGGTAGTATGACTCAGATCCTTACCTCCTTTGCCTGCAATCCCCCGGCGACGACGTTCGGTCCACCGTTCTTCAGAGGCATTTTTGATTGCAGGTTTTTTGTTGTACTTGCGCTGGTACGCATTCTTCTTGGCCCGTGCCTCCGGGTTTGACTGATAGTACTTTGCAGATTTTTTCTTTTGAGTCATGGCTTGGTACATTCGATCTCAGTGTCGAGCCTTCTAACCTCTGCACATAGCCGATATACCTCGACCTCGACCAGGCGAAGTTCAGTAACGATAGAGGCAACGTACATGATAGAAGAGACCAGAAAGCCAATGAGAGCCAAGTACACCTCTGTTTTGATGCGTACTGCCGTGTCACAGCTTTCAGGACAACCACGCTTCTTTTCGTTGCTATCATCTGACTGCTCGTTGGACATCCTCTTCTTCCAGTTCAAATTGACCTAACAACCTCTCTAGAGCAGAGCCAGATGTTGCAACCCCTGTTATGTTGTTCTTTGCCAGCCACTCAATGGCGGCTTTAATTTCAGCAACTGATGCTTCTTTGCCCTTATTAAGTCTGTTAATTAGCTCTTCGGTGACAATGCTGTGCAGTTGGTTGAACTGAGATTCAGTTGCTTTTTGTTGTGTCATTGGTGGATTACGGTATCGCCGCCGCGATGGCGTTGATCAGAGCGGTCACGCGGTCGCGGAGGAGGTTGAGGTTGAGGGATCCTCCGATGCTGTAAAAGGCCAGGCGGGCGTTGGAATGATTGCCTCCAGTGTTATCGGAGAAGATAAAATAATTCCCTGTAGACACTCCAGCGCTAGCAGTGGATTGAGTGCCCGAATTGTTACCATCTCGCCATGAGTAACTAGCCGATGAAGCCCTAGAGACTCCCAAGAGAACAGGAACAGCAGTATTAGATGAGTGCGAATTAAGGACTGAAGTTTGAACTCTAGCCCGAAAACCTGTTGTGTTACCCACTATCGCAAAAGTGCCTGTCGCTGGAACTGCAGGAAATGTCGTGCCCGATAAATATCGGCCTGCCGCAGTATCTCTAGTACTTACATAAACCGCGCCATGAACGTTATTTTGTTCATCACTCGAACACAACCTATTGCTATCTAAATTTTTTGTATTTCCATCCCCCATTAGTCCTGTCTTT